ATCTTCTTTGAAGTATCCCTCGTTGATACGCTGCGCAGCAGCAGCACAACCCCAGACTTGATCAGCAGTGAATTTCATTGTCGCTCCTTGCTTGTTCATGTGTGTATTATAACACTATGTATCCGATCTGTCAACCTCTTTTGGAGAGTGCCGGCCAAAAGAAAAGGCTGTTGTATTTCTACAACAGCCCCAAAGAATCCTACCCCGGGAGCGAATCGGTATCAGTTTCGTTTGATTTAAACTCTATTAAAGAGTGATGCCCATTGCCTTGGCTTTGTAACCAAGTGCAACGATTTCACGGCTTGGTTGGCCCATCACGTACTCAGTGATGGTAACACCATTGCCAGCGGTACGGATGTTTGAATAAACAGCATAACCACCTTGCTTGATGCGGCTGACTTCTGCTGACAGGTTGCCTACACCCATTTTACGAGCTTGAGCTGCTGTAAGAGCTGCACCGTTGTACAGTGCTGTGAAGACTTTGAAAGTCTTGGTTTCTGGATTGAATCTCTTCATTTTTAAGTTTCCTTGTTGTGGCTGTTTCCTAACAGCGTCTTATTATAATAACACCAGCTGTTCACTAATGCAACCTTAATCTTTCCGTTTCACTGTGACATTTGCTCGAAAGAACACACCCATGATCACCACAGCACACCATGTCCAAAATGTGAACTGGATGGCCAGTAGGGGGAACAGTGTGTTCAGGCTCCAAATAACCAGCCAGGGTCCAATGGCCAACAGGACTAGGATCAGTGCTATGGCCAGGGTGACTTTTACGATGCTATCAAACATTATCAATCTCCTCGATTTCTTGTTGGCGTTTCAGCGCCGCCAATTCTTTGTCAATCAACTTCTCCATCTTCTTGGCACCCGTGTTGCTGGATCCCTTCTTGTACATCTGATGGTAATGCTCTGCACAATAGCTCTTGCCTGCTAGGCTCTTCTGCCCGCACATCTTGAAGGGCCACTTGGTCTGTTCTGACCCTATGTATTGGCACTCACTCATATTAGGCCATGCCCTTCATAACAGTGACTCGAGCCATGTTCTGCCAGTTAGCAGGGAAGCTCTTCTTCAAGTCTGCACACTTCAAAACAGTACGCAGGCTCAGCTCTCGCATGTGGCTACGGTTCTCGAGGATGAAGTTAACAATCTCATCCTTGGCTGTGTCCTCAAGCTCATAGCTATCCAACATGCCGTCTTTGACGATCTGCTTGATACGCAGGACCTTCTCACGGTCTGTGTCCATGCGCAGATCAATGTAGTGGCAACGACTCTCAAGTGCGGCAAGGTGATCCTGTAGCTTCTTAGAGCGCACATTCTCAAACTTCAAGTTGGTGATAAAGATAGCACCACCCTTGAAATCAAACTTGTCTGGCACTCCTTCGCTACGCAACACACGGCTGTCAGTGTTCCAAGAAATGGTACGCTTCTTTGAAGTGTCCAGGGCCGCTTTGAGAATGTTAAGTGCAACATCGTCTAACAGAATGCTGTCACAGTCATCAAACACAATGATGTTCTTGGGATCACTGAACTTGTAGAGTTTGGAGTAGAGTCCAATTGCTGACATTGCACCCTTGACGATCTCATACTTGGGCTTGCGTTGCCCCATGAGATCAAACAAGTCATCTTTGGCAAGTACTTCTTCAACACCAAAGCTCTTGCCCACACCCGGAGGGCCTGTGACAATCATAGCACGAACGTCACCAGTTTTCACTGCTTTGGTCATGTCCTTGAGGATCTCAAAACGCAGTCTAGTACGCTCGATGATCTGCTCATCAGTTTCGTCTGCAACAGTACTGTCACACACTTTGTCCTGTGTGAAGTCTGTGACTGTGGCATCGTTCTTGCCAGCTTTCACAGGCTTGTTCAGAGCCTGCAACATGGTAACTCCTGCTGGAGCTCCTGCAGTTGCTTGGATGTCACTTTGGTTGCAGAACACCTTACAGGTCTCGCCGGCACCTTTGATGTTGTAGCCTGAACGGGCTTTGATGTAGCCTTCCCAACCGTTGCGGGCTTCTGTGACAAAGTCCCCAACCATGTCCAGCTCAATGCCTGGAAAGATCTGATTGCTTTTGGCACCGTACTGGCCTTGTGCTAGTGTAATACGCATGGATTTCGCTCCTGTGTGTGTTGTTAACATAGTATCTATTATGCACTCATTTAGGGATCTTGTCAACCCCTATTTGAATAACACTTCCGCTATCTGGGTTTCTGTTGTTTCTGCAGTCAATTGCTCAATAGTGTTGGCAGCAAGAGCATCTGCTAGGGGCGTCAACCCATTCATGACCAATCCCTTGGCCTCATAGATGCAGCCCGCGTACCATTCACCATCACGCATGATATAGTAGTACTCACCCCCGCAGTTGTGAACCTGTTCAAGGAACTCTTCAAATGAGTGCGCAACCTGCCAGCTGACATCTGTTTCGCCACGGTCGCTGTAGAAGTTCATGCCCTCGAGGGAGTTCTGAACTCCACTGTTGTCTCCAAGTGCCACCAACTGGTTGGCCAGTGCTGAGTCGTAGTTGTCAAGCAGCAGCTTGCCTGTGTACTCTAGATAGCCATCATAGTGGCAATAGACACTCTTGCATGTTGAGCCATGCATGACTCCTACTCTTGATCGTGTACCCATTATGCAATCTCCGTTTCGTATTCGTAGAACTTGACTTCTGGATCGTACTTCTTAAGTTGCTTTGCGGCAGTCATTAACTCTTTGTAACGACGTTGTACCTCTGCACGGGGCAGCTCTCCATCGCATGTGAGGTTCTCTGGGCTTAGGGCTGAATCGATCATGTCTGCTACAGCCTGACGGTCCTTGGCACTATTAAGACTGTACTGGGGACCCTTGAAGAATGAGTTCCAGTGATTCTTGTCTTTTAAAAACTTCTCTAATGCTTTCATAGTTCGCTCCTATGTTTGTTAGTGTAAGTGTGTATTATAGCATCAATCTTCTAGGCTGTCAACCGGAGCCATCATACGTGCTCCGTCAGCCATGAACCGATCAAACACCCTAAGGGTATCTGCGTCGAACTCATGTCTGTTGACCTTCATGTAGAACAGGCCCACTAGTAGATCGCCGTTGCCATGCTGTCGTGCAGTGCTAACCAATTCGTCGTACATATCAATCTCCTCTACAGTCTGTGTTCAGCACAGGCTTCAGTGCCCTGCGCAATTCTACTTCTCTCTTGTGCGCAACAGCTTTGCCACGCAGGGTCTCATGAACTAGTACTTCTATCTCGCTTTTGTCGTTTAAAGAGCGCAGGGCCCGGCAAAGCAGCCAGTCCTTGTTCTCCCGCTTGGCACGATAGAAGTGCTTGGCCGCTCTAGCAAGAACGCTCTTGTTGATAGTTGTCTCTGTTTTGGCAGTGACTCCTATGTAAGAGAGGCCGTTGACACGTAGCTCATAGATGATATGAGTACGATCGACTCGCTTTTTACGGGTGGGCTTTTCTAAGTTCATGTTATAATTATAGCACCTTTTCACCAAAGTGTCAACCAAAAGATAAAGCCCGTACGGGCTCTAGGGTTATGCGTGTTGCATGTACGTGTTAATGAACAGCTCCCCCACATCGCAGCTAACATAAGTGTCTCCCTGCATGCCCTGCTCGCTGTAGCTGACATCGCTGGCATCAAAGCCCATGCTAGTTAACAACTCTTTAAGCTCTGTCATAAACTGTTTGTCTGTGTATATAAGACCCAGCTTGTTGACATCCCAGCTTGCTGCTGTAAAACGCACCCGCAGCTCGCCGAAGTCCAGCTCATCGTTTGTGTAGCTTAGTTGCAGTGCCGTAATCTCTACAGCAGCTTTAGTGCTGCTCCAGTAGCCCGTGCCGTTTGTGTGCAGTGTTGCGTTAACTTTGATCATTCATTGCTCCTGTTAAAAACGTATTATAGCACACACTCGCCAAAATGTCAAGTGTGTTGCACAATGACCCTTAGGCTGTGTGGGTCTCTACAAATTGCATGAGCTCCTCGTAGGTGCTCTCGTACGCACACGCGATCTCGTCGTCGATCTCGTCTGTCTCTAAGTTGTCTCCCACGTACTTAACGGCCTCTACAAGTGTAAAGCCCGTGTCTCTGCAATAGTTTGCAAATACTACTAAATGATGTCTTGACATGTGTTTCCTTGTTAAAAACGTATTATAGCAGCTTAGACCCAAAGTGTCAACCAAAAGGGAAAAGACCCTAGAGGGCCCAGGGTTATTTGACGTGATCCTCTATGAGCTGCGACAATGCAGCAACAGCGTCTTGCGCGGCCTCGTCATCTAAGTCTGTGTGCTGCTGTAGCTGTGCAAGTGCAGCATAGAACTTTTGCTGTAGTTCGGTCATACATGTCCTTTGTTAAAACACTATTATAGCACACTAGAGCATTTTGGACAACCAAAGACCCTGAAGCCTGGAGGGTTCCTGGGTTTCTCATCGCTCTCTCGCTCGCGGCTACATGGTGATCCAGAACCCCGCAGCTATCGCGAGCGCAGCAGCAGCGACCCAAACCAGCAGCTGTTCCCCGGGCCATAGCTCGCGGTACCAACGTTTGAATCCATCAAAGGGATCCATGGGGTTCGGATGTTTGTACACTGTGATTCCCTCTGCTGTAGCATCTGCTGCTAGGTTGCATATGCTGCTGTTACGTAATGGTCCGGCCACCAGGAATCGAACCTGGATCAGCAGCTTAGAAGGCTGCTGCACTATCCATTGTGCTATGGCCAGCTGTGTGGTGGGCCCCCCGTGAGTCGAACACGGCACCAATGGATTATGAGTCCACTGCTCTAACCAACATGAGCTAGGGGCCCGTTGACTGTTACTTGATGTCCTCTTCTGCTGCTTGACGAACTCCCACAGCTACAAACCTGTGTAGATCCTCCATGCGTTCCTGGAAGATGCTGGGACAACGTTCAGCAGCCTGTTTCATATCGTAGGCTGAGGGATAATGCCTAAGTAGACTCCTTGCCCGCGCCTTGATCTCTTTGGGAACTCTGGGTGTGTTAAGGATGTCTGTAAGGAAATTAGTGGTCTGTACCACAGCACGGTATCTCTCATCTGGTAATGTCATAGGTGTCCTATTTGATAATTGCATGGGATCTCTGCTTCTAGACAACGCTCTCTTCTTCTGCATGTGTATATTATACTATGATTCTGGTTGTGTGTCAAGTCTTTTTGGGTGTTTTAGTATATACAGCAGCGGGGCCTATGTCAACAGATCACTGTGCTCAAGCGTTATTAGTATATGAACAGACAATTCTATCTCAGTGTAAGAGAAAGCTGGCAACAGTGCGGTAACATGGACCTTGTGGCACGTAGACTACACGTTGATTATCACACTGTGTATCACATCATACACACATACTACAAGCTAGTATAAGCTAGTGTCCAGCATGATCTCACCATAACCCCTGCAGCGGGGCCACTGTGCGAGGTGAGTTTTACAGTTGATCACGCTGATCATATGGTGGAAATGGTTCATTTTAGACTGATCACACGGTAGAATCTATAGTAGTTAGAATCGTCAGGTCGGTGGAAGGAGAGGCTATGCTCAAATGGTCACACAATTCCACACTTTATTGCACTTTGTCACACTTTTCCCACTGATCTTGAGTCCCACGGCCAGCGCAGCGGCCTCTACAAGCAAGATGGGGGTCAGTAAATCACACTTACTGAGCATTTATGCGTACAAACGCATATGTTTGCACATCGTGTTGTCCATTGCAGCGGGGCCTGTGTGTCAAATCCATTCTAGACCTCAGTGTTTATGGGCTTTGCAGCTCAGTAATTAATCACGCTTGCACTACTCTTAATAGTTCTCTAGCGGCCCGCATGCTGTGCTCTACACTATGACACCTATAACTAGTCCCACTTCAAAAGCCATCACACACAGCACTAGAGTAGTTGCCACGTAGTACAGTTCATTCATTATCAAATCATTTATATGAAAGGGTTTCTCAACCACAAGACTAAGACGTTTTGGCGTCAGTTTCTTGGTCAGCAGCCACGTTTCTTCATGCCCATCATCAGCTCGTACAGTGACTCCTACATCATTCACTGTGGCTTGAACATGTTCATTCTCTTTGAAACTAGTTGCAGTCTCGGGTCTAGCCACTCCTAGATCAAGCTGAATGTATAGTCCTTTTGCTGCCGCTTCTATTAGGTAAGTCTTCATCATGTATTTAAATAATCCATGCGTTGTTACAGTATACTCAATCAAGATCTAGAGTCAGGAGGATCATCAGCTTGGACGTGGGCACAGACTAATCGCATACCCTGCGAGGCCCACTTGAATTGTTGCAGATATTGGCTACCTTGTGGATCTAGTCTAGAGTCAGAGTTTGTGCTACGTTATACAAGTATCATACATCGTGTACATGGCGAGGATTACTATGCATAAAAATCTCTACAAAATATCTGCGCTGCTGCTTCGCAGCTAGAGAATTATCTCGCGTTACAGATACCAACAGTCAGCTGGATCTATCTTGTCTGTGAACCACTCACGATCAATGTCGCCGAATACTCGCATGGTTATTCTAGTTCCTTGTCCAGCTGGCACATGATGTCTAACGCTGTCATTTAACAGCATGGCATTGCTTTTCATTGAGATATATCTATTTTCTTTCTCATACCACACACAGCAATGAGTGTCTGCGGTGTTGGGTATAATACTCAGCCCCAGTGTGTGCTTGACATCTGTGGCATCATCCCAATCTGTGTGTTCAACACAGGCACAATCAGGAAAGTAAACAACTCGCACTGTGCCCAAACTTCTCCAAGGCATGCTGGTTATCACAGTTCTAGTATACTCTGTGGATAAATCAGCATCCCAACACCACGAATCAAAGTCAGCACTTTTGGCTCCTCTATAGCTGTAGGCCGTGTGTTCAGCACTGACTCGCAGGAACAGGCTATAGGCAGTGACTTGTTCGCCATCACTGGCATAGCTGAAAGGCACACATTTTGCATGCAGCATCAAGGGCATGAGCTCTTGGGTCATGCGTGGGTAATCAATGTCTAATAGCAGTGCAGCTGCCAGGATATGTGGATCTTCAGTGTTGTTCATCGTGATATTTATGGTGGGCTGCGAGTGCTAGAAAATTTTGCAGCCTGCTCTAGCCTGCTGTGGTAAATACACACATGCTGATCAAATACTACACTATCTTAGATGGCGCTGACATCACTGCCATACAAGCCTGGGCTGCAGATCCCACGCATCGCTGTGTCATTGTCACACAGACCCTAACGCATGGTGTCACACGCAGTCTTGGTGTGAGTCAGCCCATGGGTCCAGAACATCTACACATATTCACCCAAACAGAGTTGGCTCTTGCAGGCATGATCGTGGAAAACATGGATCCTGACATGATCGTGACTCTACCCGATTCTGAATAAATATCACATGCGAGTCTTAACCTCATTTATACTAGCATTTGCCCTCACAGGCTGTGCCAACATCATGCCCTCGTTTTGGGACGACAATCAAAGTTCAAGGATTGTGGACGTTAGACTGGCCATAGCTAGAGTTGACTGTGCAAATGCACTACCAGGCGTGACTCGTGTGCGTGATGACATTGAATGGTTCAAACTCTACAGCACCAGCAAGGGTAGTCTACAAAAGGATGTTCTAGCTGTGGTAGCACCCATGAGCGAGACAGCAGAAGATTGGTACACGAGAACAGTCATGGGCACACCCAGCAAGACCTACTGTGAACTCAAGAAATCAATCATGCAACAACAGGCCGCTAGAGCTGCCAGTGCAATATTAGGGAGATGGTAATGCAACAACTTCAAGAGCTGGCTCGTACAGGTCCTCCGTGGGCTGCACAACGAGCTGAAATGGCCCTGGCTATCATGAGCCAGTACGAGGGTGGGGGTCTAGAGTTGGCAGAGTATCAAGAACTCATGCGAGATCTTGTGAGATCAGATCTGTTGAATCAGCAGGCAGACGATCAGGACCTAAAGAATCTACTAGTAAGCTGTGTGATGATTGGAGCACGACTGGCATGAAAATACGTGATATCATCACAGAGAACATATTCACCTGTGACTATAGATTGGTCATGGACGCAGTGGCCAGTCTGTACCAAGAACACTATGATGTGGACATATGGTCAAATGCAGAAGCACACGATGCTGCTGCCCAGGTGTTGATGAAGGAACATCCCTCTGCAGAAGAGCTGGAGTTTATCATAGACACACAAGAACTGCCAGAACGTTTCCAAGAGCTGAACTTTCCCTTAAATGATGACATACTAGGCATCAGCACTGGCGATGCAGCTGTGAGTGAAGAGCCTGCTAGTAGAAGTCTTTGCACCAGCGGCAAGCCTGATTCAGCTCTGGGCGCCAGCCAACTCAGTTCGTGCAAGAGCCAGGGCTATCGCAGCCGTGATGGCGGCAAGACTCACAAGGTGGGCTCAGATAGAATCGGCGTTCGCGGCAAGAAGATCAAGGGCAAGAAATACGGTGGACCGTTACCTGACTGGAGTTGAGGTTGAGCGTGAACCCCACTGATCTGCTCATAGCACCCCCAAACATTCCCGACCCTAGATTCCGAGACACTGTGCTCATGCTGACCCATCACGATGCTCGAGGAGCCCATGGCCTGTGTGTGAATAGACCCCTGGGCCATAACCTAGAAGAAATACTCCAGCATACCAATGTGGAAGCCTCAGGGCTACCCCCTGTGCCTGTGTACTGGGGTGGACCCATAGGCCATCACAGCATATGGATGTTGCACAGCGCAGATTGGGTGTGTAGCAGCACAGTGATGATCACATCGGCTTGGGCCATGACCAGCTCACTGGAAATGTTTCACTGCATGATGGATCAAGACATGCCCCGATATTTTAGACTGCTCATGGGTTATGCAGCATGGGCACCGGATCAGTTGGATCAGGAGATTGAAGGCCAGGGTCCCTGGCGTCAAGAGCAATCATGGTTGACTGCACAGAACCTAGGCCCTGAGTGGCTGTTTGAACAGCCCGTGGACGACCTATGGTCCAACGTGATTACTCTGAGCTCGCACCAGGCTGTCGATAGCTGGCTGTAAAGCGTTCTGACTTGCTTTGGCAATAGATACACATGGTCACCCCCGGCACAGCCAGTCTACGTGCTAGAGGAATATCTTCCCCACATGCATCACACTCTGTCAAGCTGGGCTGACTGCGTTGTTTGGCCAGCTTTTGACGTACACTGTCCAAGGCCTGTGCTTCACGTATCAACGCAATGGCCTGGGCCTGTTCTCCCTCTTCGCTGTTGCTGACATCTAATTGATCTAGTTCGTTGTTCATTGCTTTCCCTTGATTGTTGTTAAGATGATTGTTATACTTAGTCTTTTTGGGTTAAATCACTGCCTTGCCGAATCCATTGTTGCAAAGGGTCATAGTCCAAACTAGCCCA